ACTCATCGCTCATCTTGATCTTATCTTGAATGAACTCTGGCAGCTGACTGAAGACAGCCTCATCATGCTCCTCGGTGTTGTAACACAATGCAGTGTTGAAAGCAGGAGGGCAAACCATTCCTTTTGGAAGCGGACTCATGCCGATGATGTTGGCATAGGTTGCATCGCCTTTCTCAATGTGCGTGATGTTTACTATGCAAGGTCTTCCAAGCAGTGTAAAGATGTCGAATTCTCCTGCAATCTCGTTAGTCATCTTCTTGCCGGCCCATGCTTCGATGTCTCTGCGTAGTACCGCTTTCTCATTCATGCTTAGGTTGTAGATGCTTCGAGCATAGAACGGCTTAAGGCCTTCCCCTTTCTCGAATTCGTAGGTCTCTGTGGGCAGTTCAAATATGAATTGCACTTTGCGTTTTTTGCCAGGGAACTGTCCTGTTTGCATTGTAGTTCCGAGATCAATGATTTGGTAACATCTTGCAGGATACGCTCCTTCTGGAGCTATCTGACGGGAGGTGTTATTCCCTGAGGGTGCTTTTAAAGCCATTGTTTATTTAGTTTATTGAATGATTCTTGAGTAATGCGGAGCTCGTAGTTGAACTCATGCTCTGTTGATGGATGATAAGTGCGGACTGATTCGTGCAAGCCCTGTGTCATCTCCTTTGAATATTGGCGAACAAGCACCAATGATGATTTGTCGCATCTCTGAAAGAAGCCTTGATGGCATCCGTCCTGTACAACTGTTAACATAATGCCAGATAGATGATCGTAGTTAAAAAACTGCGTGTTGTCATGTGACTTGAAAAAAGTGTTCATAGTGAATGAGTAAATGAGTGAATGATTGATAGGCAAATGTAATCCTTATATTGATAGTTGCAATATTAATCAAAACTATTTACACGCAATTATCCTAACTTGCTGACACACAAGGTAATTATTTTGCAGTTGCCGATATCCCTATGCCAATCAGCACACCAACTCCCACCTTGAAGGCAGTTGTTTGATGCCACTTCTTCTCTTCCTTGATGTAGATATTCGACATGCCAGTGATGGCCACATTGGGATTGTCAACTCTCATGCGGACCACTGTGTCCTTCTTCTTGAGCAGTCGGTTCACAAACCCAGTGCGCATGGTATCGCCAACTGCATAGGTGAACTTAGCAGGGATAATCAATGAATCAATCTGCAACCATCCGAGACGGTTAATCATGCCGCCAATTGTGTACCACTCGGTGGTCTTAAGGAATGGCTTGGGCAGTTGGATGTAGGGCTTACCTTTTACCATCACCGTATCGCCCAACTTGATCTGCGTTTTGATGATTGTGCGAGTCTCAATCTTAACAACCTCGCTTGCATTCTTGACTTTGACTTCGAGCTCTGCAATCTGTTGCGCCTGTTTTGCTGCATCAGAGTTGTTCTCTGCGATTATCTTTCTTTGTGAGGCAATAACTATGCTGTCTTCATAAATCGTGTGCTTAAGGCGGTAATCGTTGGTCACGTTTTCGCCGCAAGATTTGAGCAGCAAGAAAAAAAGCACAATGATTGTGGCAAAGCTGATGATCTTAAATGCTGACTCCATCTTGAATGAGTTTAATAAGTTGCTGTGATGATTCCCAAAATAATCTTTTATCCTTCAGCTCTGCTTGCAATATTTGCAGGGCCACACATACCGGCATGCCTCGCTCTATCACATACCAAGCGGCAACCTTAACCAGTCTCTTGTCCGCTTCCTTGTCTGTCATAGCTCGCGAGCTGCTTTCTTGATTAGCACCTTGATGGCATCATCGAGCTTTACAACTGATGTATGAATCATCTTAAGGAGCTCACGCTTTTCGCTGTCATTTGACATCGGATGGTTAAGCATCAACTGAACAAGTCCAGATATATTGGTTAGTGGTTGCCGGATCTCATGGCTCAGCATAAATCTAAACTCCTCAAGCAGCAACTTCTGCCGCTCATAGTCATGCGAGCTTATGGATGTTACATCGACTAACTGGATCCCGACAAAGTGCAAGGTGTCGCCAATTGCAAAGCAGTTCCAGATGTTATATCTGTCAATAGTATTTTTTAATCTTGTGCGAGCATAGACTCTTGATGGCTCAGGCGAATGCAATCGAGCCAATTGAACGGCCTTGATAAAATCTTCTTGATCACCTTCAATGCTGATGATGTCACTGATATTGCTTGGCTTTATATGGCTCGAGTAATTCTTGAACAGCTCATTGCTTGACACAATAAGCCCGTGCTCATCAGTCACCACATAGAACAGATCTATGCTGTGCTCTAAGATGAAGAGCGAAGACATTGATTGAGTTCGCTACATAGGTTTGACCATGCTGACATCGAGCTCCATGCCCATTGCGCTGTGAGGTAGATTGTAAAAGTCAATAGCATGCCCATGATTGGAGCATCCATTGTCGGTTGATATTCTGCAAACTCAGTGCGAGGCTTGATGATAATCTTCTGCTCTGGCTTAGGCACAACAAGGAATGCAGAGTTGCTCGGTTGAATTGTATCGCTTGCGTAGATTTTTTGCATCGGCTGTGGTATTGGCAGTGGATCATCGGAGGCTATCTCGAAAGTTTGCCCCCACTGATTAGTGCAATATTGTCTGCCAAAGATAGTGAATTTCTCCATTGACTGATATATCACTTGCGGCTTAACCTCAATGCGATGATGATGCGTATGGACCTTGCAGCCAATACCCACCACGCACCCTTCATCGAGGGTAGTGATCACTTGTACTGAGTCTTTGCCGTCATCCATTGCTGTTTGATTTAGGTATGTATCCTGCTGCCACCATTGCGGCCACAATAGCTGCAAGTGTCTCTGTGCTTATCTGCTTAAAAATTAAAGCAAACACACTTGAGAGAATTACCAATGAGCCAATTGTCGGTCTCCAGTACTTGATGATGATATCAAGCATTTGTTTGAACTTGCTAACTGGTTTCCTTGTCATTGCCCCACATGTGATTAAAAACGTATGATGATTTTAATTTCTCAATGAACTGCTCCAGTGTAAGGTCCATTTCGTCAAGCATGACAAATGGCTCTGTCTTATGCCTAAGCAAATATATGTTATACAACTGCTGCAAAATAAAGTTGCGCTTCTTTTTTCCTTCTTCTTACAAGTCCGGTTACAACATTGCCGCCTGCTCTGTTCCACTTGGCAAACTCAGCTGCAATCTTTGGGTCGTTCGGGTTTGCTTTGATGAATCTTAGCAGCTGCGACTTAGCAAGGTTGCCTGCACCTAGGTTATAGCAGAAACTTACAAGCGCATCAAACTGATTAGCGTTGACTGGTGTGCCGTTAAGCAATCCTGTCACACTACCCTCAAACTCCTTAAGGTGATCCTTAAGCATCTGCACCGCTTGCTCCTTGGTTATGGTCTGCCCAAGCTTGACCTTGCTGCCGTCATGGTAGTAGGTTGCGCCATATCCAATGGTTGGCACTCCTGCACTGCATAGGTAGCTTGTCAAGCGCAATCCTTCAAACTCCTGTATGAGTCGGATGCCGCTATCAGAGCACTTCATATTGGAATTGGATATTAACGTATTGCATATCAATTGCAGCTGTTGCAACATCAATATCAATAGCGCAAGTGTTGTTGGTTGTTTCGGCTGAAATAGTAGCATTTACAATTTCGACCATATCAGAATATTGCATTAATCCAAATAAGTTTTTTTGATTTGCAAAATCAGATGCCACTGGAAGAGACATTTCGAATGTGCCAGTAGTTTGTGCCGTATCTAATACTATCTCCAACTGAGCCGATACAGTCACGATGCTTGCCACCTTGATGTATGTTGCTGAGTTAGGTGTCACCGCAATGCCATTAGTATAAGCACTAAATGTCGGTGTATAAGTACCACTGCTAAACATATTGCCCACCTCAATCTGAGAAGATGTGCCTTCAGGGGATTGGGTTGTGTTGCTTACGTCCACAATGTATAACAAGTCAGCACTTGCCGCTTCTGTGATTGCTACTAAGTCTGTAATTTTTACTCCTGCCATGATGTTAGTTGTTTAGTATGTATTTAACCGCCTCAGCTGAGGTCGAGAATTTTATTGCATTGATTGTAAACTGCTCGATGTTGATTAGGAAGGTGCCCACATTTGTACCTAAGTGCAAGGAGTTCTCATCAACCACTTCGCATAGTTCCACATTGGATGCAACTGCTCCAATCACCGATGAATAAAAGCTCATATATCCGCTTTCAAGAGTTATGTCTGTCATATAATTGTCATTGAGATTAGTGATATTAATGAGGAGTCTGTTCCATTGGCATTCTGAACTGCTCCGATGATATACTTGTCGGTTGTCCAATCAATAGCTATTGCAGAGAATGTGGTATTTTGAAAGTCAGTAGCGACATTGGTAACTGCAACGGACATCATCTCAGTATTAGTAGTGGCATTTTTAACTACACCAGTTCTTACCATCTGCTGCCCAAACGCACCTGCTTGACCACCCGAATAAACACCAAGCAAAACTGCACCAGTTAAGTTGTTTGCTGAGTTAGCATAAAGTCTAATGGTGTAGGAATTAAGTGCTCCAGTCTTACGACCTCTCAACTTAAACTCAAGGACATTGCCAAGTGCAACTGAGTTACCTGGTACAAGGACTGACTGACTAAAAGTATTTGTAGTACCACTTGACGCTGCTCCATCGGTTGTGATTTTGTAAGCAGCCAACCCACCACTATATTGCGGAATATTCAATGTCGCACCCGTCAACGTGGCTGCTCCGCTTGTGCCCGTTGTTGTTAGCGTGATTGCATCCTGCTTGGCATTAAATGTACTCCAGTCAGCGGCACTCAATGCGCCTCTGTTGACTGCACTTGCAGTTGGTACATCTAATGTTATTACTGGAGTAGTTGTTCCATTTGCAACAGTGCTGCTTAAGTCAGTTCCACTTGTGCCCAATGTCAATGCAGCAACCGATGTCACAGTACCCGTTGTGATGTTTCCACTGCCAATCAAGGTGGTTGAGTTGATTGTCTTAATCTTGCCATGCTGCCACTTAGCAGGAGCACCTCCATATATCCACAAGTCATCAGCAGTAGGTGTGCCACTCTGCATATCAATGCCATGTATCTTGTGCACTTCAGGATTTGGATACGTGCCGCTTAAGTCACCCCCTGCCGCACCGCTTGGTGGCAATGAAGTTGGAAAGGTATCAAGTGATAAGTCACCTCTGAAGTATTGCAATGTAGTGCCAGTAGTTATTGCGTTCTGCTTCCCGTTCCATGTTGCAGCGGATGCAATACGAACATCGGCAAGCGTGCCACTCCATCCCATTGTCAGCGATGTTGCTGCAAGAAGTGATGTTGTTGGACTTCCGCCAAGTGTTATTGTCACATTGGTATCATCGGTCTTTGTCAATGCCGATGGAGTTA